AATGCGAAAAAATAACTAACTCATTAGATAAGTTCTTTAGAGATATAGATCCAAAACTAACTAGATCAGTAATGAATACTGATATGGATAAATACATTTTTTGGACTGATAAGGGTATTGTTGTCTACGATTACCACTATAAGCGCTGGTACATATGGGACTCAATCGACGGATCTAAAGGCCTTACGGTCGATAATTCACTGTCATTGAGATTCTTTGGTCCAACACTGGCTACCAAATTACAAACGGCCCTAAATGACTATGGATTGGCAATTGATGCCTATATTAGATCAGCATGGCTTGATCTTGGTGAGCCAGGGCTTCTTAAGAAAGCAACATTTCTGAGACTGTATTCGTTTAACAACACAGGTCAGTCAGTATTATTGAAGTACTATCAAGATTGGTCTGAGTCTAAATTTAAAGGTCCATTTACAATTGATATGACGACTGAGAAAACTGTAAAAAGGAATCTTGATATTATTCAAAATCAATCTTTTTCATTTGAATTTAGAAATAATGTAATCGACGAAGATTTAAACATCTCTGGATACGAAGTGAATACTGCGGTTATTCAGGAGAGAGATAAGAATGTTAAATAAACCATCAATTAAAATAAAGCTTCCCTACGCTAGTGGTGATTCTGATTTATTGAGGGCATTTAACTTTATGGTTAAAACTATAAATAGTTCATTTAATACTCAAGATTCATTTAATACTCAAGATTCAGTTGAGCAACTGGATCCAAAAGCATCGCTTCTTGGAGTAGAGTTTGAGCAATCATATAGCTCTGGAAGTGGAGCATTTGCGGGAACATATACCTTTAATCATAATATTGGTAGTATCCCATCTGGCTTTATTATAATAGATAATGTCCACCCTACTATTGGTTATGGTGATTCATTTACACGAGTTTCATGGACAACAACGCAAATTACAATTAAAATATCTGTAGATACAGGTATAGCAGCGGCCTTCAGTGGCTCATTTAAAATTTTAGTTTTGAGGTAGTATATGGGATGGTTTAAGGACGCTATAGGAATTGGAACAGGGATAGCTACTGGTGGATTGTACTCTACAAGTGGCAATGGTCTTCTTCAAGGTGGTGGTCTAGAGGGTTTAGCAAATACGGCAACAGGTGGAAGTTATGGATTAGCAAAAGAAGGAGCCCATAAAGCATGGGGTACGCAAGGTTACTTAAACCAAAACAATGGATCAAGTGACCCAAATGCAGGTATGGTTGCAAATAACAATTATAAAATAGCTCAGTCAAAGCAGTCTGGAATTGATAAGCAAAATAGATTCTACGGATCAAGTTTAGATAATATTGGGCAGGAATCAACTGATTATGCGAACATGCTTAAGGGAAACCTTAATAAGAACGTAGCAAAGGCAGATCAATACAATCAGCAGGCAGGACAACAAAGAGGTCTTGATAATGCTCGTGCAGGATTATCTGGCGTAGACACTTCAGCTATGAATGAGCAAGGTCGCAGAAATGCTTCTTTTGGAGCTGCTGCCATTAATGAAGACGCTCAAAGACAAGCCTTAGATCTTTACGGCCAATCAATTAGCAATAGAATTACAGGTGCAAACACAATCGATACTCAGGAGCAAGCTTTAGGGATCGCATCTCTCCAGCAACCAGTGGCCCAAGCAGGTCAAGGTGGAATTTTATCTAGTATCTTTGGGGGATTATTTTAATGACACCTGAAGATAGAATTTATAGAGAGCTTATGATTCGTGGATCAAAAGCAAAGCTACCTGAAGGCTGGGGAAGAACTGAATCTTCTTTGGGTGTAAATGTAACTCGTCCTAAATCGATTGCAATGGCCAATCCTAATACGGATTTCAGTTTAGATAAAAATCAAATGATGGATGAAATTAATAACTCAGAGATGAGGGATACAGTAGAGATCCCTGATGACTACGCTTTAACTGCGGGAGATTTTACTCCTGACTCCGAAGGTTTTATTGGTGGATACCATCAAGATGATTTAATTGATCAAATGTCTCAGATGAGAAATGACGATAGAATGACTGATAGTGATTTATCTGCATTGTTGAATGAGATTGAATCAGAAAGAGATATTCAAGATCCAAAGAGAAAGGAATCAAATAGATTCCTAGAGTACTCAATTAGGCAAGGAATGGGAAAATGAATCCAGTAGATAAGGGTTTAATTCTGGAGCAGCTATACAGAGAAAAGCTTATGAATAAGTTAGTTGGTGAATCTCAAGTAAAGGAAGATTTGGCCGACAGAATCATGTATGGAACAGACAACCAAAACAGCTTAGATCTTATGATGAATAAGCCTGTATATGAGGAATTGAGACAAATTCCTATCAATGAGCAATTGAAAATGATGAATGAAAACTTCAACACACTTCCAGAAAAAAAAGAAAAGGTAAATGAAAACCTAAGGAATACATTTCCTCTATACAAAGGTGAAAGACTCTCATGAATCAAAAACAATTAAAACCTAGATTCTATACTGATGATCAGAAAGATCTTCCTTATAATCTTTTAGATGAGCATATGCCAGCAATGGAAGAGGCACCTAGAGAGATCGATCCCATGACTTCAGTTATGGCAGAAATGGATAGATCTCCATCGTCAATTGACCCCAGATCAGCAGGATTAATTGCAGATGCGGTAGCTGCTGGATTGCCAGCATTATCAGCAGCTTTATCTGGTGCATCTCCGTCTATTCAAAATAGACAATTTGGTAGAATGGATCAATACGCTAAAACTAGAGGTGATGCCCTGGTTCCAAGTAAAAACAATCTGGCCACTCTTGAGAATGATCAAGGTGAACCTTATTATGAGTTATTTGATAACTCGCTTGGTATGAAACCTTATATTGCTAAAAAAGGCATTGGTGGAGGAGCTGGTGCAGGAAGAGACCGCCAATTTCAGCCAATCACACTAAAGAACATTAAGACCGGTGAAATCGCTGGTGCGAAGCAGACAGCTCAAGGGTATTTCTCTCAGGATGATGAGCAATATGACATGAGAGAGTGGTTGCCGTTTAAGAAGGAAGAATTAATTAAGGAAAAAACTGTTCAAGGTGGATCAAAAGTTAAGGCCAGAGATGTGTATGATGGGAAATTAAAGCCAGTTTCATCTCAGGCGGGACTTGGAGACTTCTACGGTGGAGTTCCTAAGGAACAGGCCCAAGCTGGTATTAAAGCTGGAGAGAAAGCAAAAGCATCTTCTCAAAAAGCACTAGAGGCGGCCGTTGGAGCTGAAAGAGCGTCTTCTATTTTAAAAAGACCTGATCTATCACCAGAATTAGCAGCTCAAGGTATTTTTGCCATCATTAAAGCAAATAACGGAGAGAGACTTTCAGATTCAGATTATATTCAAGCTAGAGGTACTGAATTTAAGTCATACCTAAAAACAGCTGAAGAATGGGCAAGAGGAAGAATTGCTGGAGATATTCCTCCGAGAGTCTTGAGAGCATACGCTGAGGCCGCTGATTTAATGTCTCAGTCAAAACGTGCTGAAGTCGAAGCGATTAAATCTAGTTATGTCCCTAAAGGGATGCTTCCTAAGCAAGGTCAACGTGAAGTTGAAGAGCAAGCAGGAATTGAAAAGCCTAAGGTAAAAAATGATGACTGGAAGAATAAACTTAAAGGATTAAAATAATGTCCGAAAAAATTGATAAGATAATCGACAATTCTCCAACTGAAAATCATGCAATGTTTGAGATTTCAAAAATTGCCAGAAAGTCTCATGGTGATGAACTTGTAGATAAGTTAATTGATGAATCTCCAGATGAAGAAACTGCAAAAGCGGCCATTGTTAAGCTTGCTAGAAATCCTAAGCAAAACTGGCTTGATAGGAACCTATGGGGTACCTTGGATACCTTAACTCCATTGGGTAAAGCTCTTTCTCATGTTATGACTCCTGTGACTGAAGCGGTTCGTGGACCTATTCAGTCATTTGCTCAGAATGTTGGTGAAAATACATCTCAAACACCTCCAATCGATCCATTAGCTGAATTTGGTGAACCGCTAGGAAGACCGTCAAGCAGAGCTGGATTTGGCCCTTTATTGACTGATATTTCAAATGCCATGGGGATCAAGCAGAAACCTCTGGCCAATGTTAATATTGAATCTATGCCAACAACTTCAGCGGTAATAAATCAATTATCAAACCCAGCTGAAGGTGGTGGAGCTATTCTTGAAGCGGCCATGGGAACTAAAAACTTTAAGATTCCTGGTACTCAGAAGATTGGTATGGCCCCGAGATTAGCTTCAGTTGTTGAAGATATTCCTCAAGGTGTTAAAGATTTAGGTAATGAATTTTATCCATCTACTATAATGGATCCAATCACATCAAGATTCAATCGTAGAGAGATGATTAAAAACTATGTTACGGAAGCAGCTAAAGATCGCGGTCTTCTTAATGAAGTTCTTGAAAACGGCCAGTTCGACTATATGATCGACATGCTGGAAAATAATCAAGATCTAATTAAGCCATTCAACAAGAAAGGCTCACTAGACATGCTTGAAGGCCCTATTCAGTCTCAATTAAATCCAGAAACAAATAGAATGAGCTACAGAAGAGCTACTGAACAAGGTCAAGTTGGCCAATTGGCCAAGCAGCAGGGATTAATCATTGATGAAATTCCTGATATGTACTCAGTTAACAGAGAAGATTTCCTTGCTTCGGCATTAAATGAGCTTCCTGGTGGATTAGATCAATCTCAAAGAACAAGCTCAGAAAGATTGATTTCAGAGTCAGTTAAGCCAGTGACTCGTGATCCAATGAAGGTTCAAAGAGTAATGGCAGGGCCGGATTCACCAGGATTTGACCCTACAATTCCAGATATGGATGCATATAATGAGTTCGTATATAATTTAAACCAGGAAAATGCTGCTCCGTTCTTAAATGAGCAGAGAAAGATTGGTAACGTGTACAAGGACCAAAATAGTCCATTTACTGATCCTAGGGATGTTGCTTCAAGAAATCTTTCTGGTGATGCTTTAGAGCGTGCAGCAAGTGAGGCATTAAAGGGCCCAATGAGTGAGCTTCCAGGATTAACTCAAGAACTATACCAAGATACTAATCGTGGGATTTCTACGCGTAGAAACTACCGTGATCTTTTATCAGGATCTCGTGCTGAAAAAGATGCATTTGGAAGGGTGGTTCCTCAAGGTGACGTGGAGAGAGGTATTGTGTCTAGAATTCTCGGATCAGCTGATGAGTTCGTGGTTCCAACAGGTCATAAAGTAGCAGATTATTTACAACGCCAAGGCGTACAATATGGAAGTGCAATGAGTAAATTAGCTCCAGTATCGCTTCAGTCGTATAGAATCCCAAGAGATTCAGCTCAGATCATGGAAGAAAAAGAATTTGTGATCTCAAAGATTGGGAAAGAGATGGGACCTCAGTTTTCAGCTGATCTTAAAAAGATCGATGACCCAGATGCAGTTAAATTATTTCTTCGTCAAATTGAGCAGATTAGACCTGATATTTTTGTGAAAGATCCATACGCTAGAATGGATGGAGTAATTGAGAATCCAATTCTTAAGCAAAAAGCACTAGAAGACACTATGAAAAATAATAATGTCTCCGTGCTTGATAAGGCAAATACAGTGGAAGATCTTTTAATCAATAACAGATTCTTAGGTTGAAAATTGCTCATGAAGCTCTGACAGTACTGCTGCCAGGGCATGCTTATCTTTCGTTGTTGCTGGTGAAATAAATACCGATCCGTCTGGATTAATTTGAATATACTTGGGCTGAATGTATTCGGCCCTTGGTAAAGCGATAGCAGGCGTTTTAAATCCTTCCATTGCTTCAAGTGCATCCCATAAAGGGATTAAAGGTGTCGCATCCGATAGGGCCTCGTGGGCGTTTTCTAGCTTGATTCCAAACCATTCACACAGAGTTCCCAATTTGAAGTTTGCAGGCCTCTTTCTTTCTTTTTCAAATACCTTCTTAGCTTTTTCCAAGGTGCATTGAAGCTCTGGACGGAATCTTTTAATGTAATCCCCGTGTAATCCCTGACGCGACATGAAGTGATAAAGGAAATCCTTATCAAACTGTGCATTGTGGGCCCTAAGAGTAAACTTGCAATCAAATTGATCCACAAATTCTAACATGCTTTTAGTAAATTCTTCGATAGATGGAAATGTGTCCAAATCTTCCCTATTGATGTTATTTACTTTAAGTGCTCCGTCTTGAATGTCGGAGCCTTTATGTGGGCGTACATAGCTAACAAAAGGTGTTTTTACGACTCCATCGATGATTGGGATTAGAGCAATTTGAAGCATTGCTGATTTCTTGGGGTCTAGGCCCCCAGTTTCCGTATCCATGACTAAAATATTCACTCTCTTTTCTCCATTTAATATAAAATCATCCGCACCCATTACTCATCACTCCAGCAAGTCTTGTTCCATCCACAGAACTTGCATTTGAAGTAATTAGATTTTGGGTATTGGCGCTCAGGAGGCTCACTCATAGTTAAAATATGCTTCCCACGCTCTAGTAATCTCACGGCTTCGTATTCATCGTATTGAACTATCTCCATATGTAATTCCTGGGTATCCTTATTCATCACCACAAATAAACACTTCTTTAATTTAAACTCTTTCATGTAGATATTTACTTGGCCTTTGTATTTCTCATTGGCACTAATTCCATCTTTCACGAATTGCTTAAAGTAGAAGCTATTTGCCGTTTTAATTTCGAGTAAGTAAGGAGTTTCTTCATCTCCCTCTATACCTTTAATCACTCCGTCACCTGAACCAGCGATCTCTCCATCTTCAAATCTAATCTGATTTTCGCCAGTACAGAATAATTGATATCCGGCCTTATTGAAGAACTCAACAATGATTGGTTCAAGTGCTGTACCAACTGCAAATTTCATTAGTACATTGGGATTATCAATGTTTTTAGAATCAAACTTCGTGTACCAAAGTTGACGAGCACACTCAGTCCCGAGAATACTTGCACCTAAATATGTTCTAGGTTTCTCTCTCTTCTCAAGCATTGCCTGGTTAACTCGCTCATGGATTCTTTCGATTATTTTATTCATTTTATCCTAAAAACCAGGGCAGATTGAGCTACCCTGGTACACAATACTAACTCGATTAATTACTTAATTAACCTTCGTATCCAACTTCCCATGGAAGTAAATCTTTCTTTTCTTCTTCTTTTACTGGAGCTTCTTTCTTCGTAGCAACTTTAGTCACTGGAGCTGATCCTTCAATCAGGTTAAGCTTCTTAACTCTATTTGTAGTCGTTGGCTTATCGTTGTAAGTCCCTTCCTCAACAGTTAACTCAATCTCAAATGCAACAGCTGAAATTAGTTCTTCATCAGTTCCAAGTTTGAAAGATTTTCTCTTTTGAACTTCCATGATTTTTCTTAATCTTCCAAGGCCAATTTCAACTGCTTTTTCATTGTTGTTTTGGATATTAATAAAGTCCTGGATCATTTTTCCAGTATGCTCACCTTCCTCAATCATGTATCCAATTTGAAGTCCAGCTCCACCAGATGCTGTGTCTTTAAATACTGAGTGAGCTACAACTGCAACATACTTTCCAGCTGGAACCGTTGAGAAGATTGAGCTTGATTCAGCTTTTACTTTTGTTAAATCTAAATTAATTTTTGCCATTTTATGCTCCTAAAATTTTGCGAGTAATTTCGCCTAAGTTTGCGTTTTCGTATTCTGATAATTTTCCTGAACGATCTTTAGCAAGCCTGCTTACAGATACATCAGTTATTAGCTTTCTTATCTTTTGATCATCTTTCTCAAATATTTCATACTTCAAAACAAGGTCGAACCAAGCTTTTATACTATCCTTTACCTTTGCTCCAGGAAATGAAAACTCCTCTCTCATTTCAAGTCCATCTTTCTCATACTTATTTAAGCAAGTGAAAAAGATGTTATAAGGCTTAAGATCTCTTAGTGCTTTTACGAACTTAGTCATGTCATCGTTATACTGCCCATACATTTTTAATGCGTGGCTATCCTGACCGAGCTTTGGATCCATTTTTAGTTCGCTTAATAACTTTTCACCAATCTCAGTTAAAGAGTCGATATAGAGATTTTGATACTTTTTCTTTGTTTCTTCTTTCATACATAATAAGAAAAAGTCCTTAAAATCTTGCATTGTTTTAATTTCAACATAATCATGATCTTTACCAGCAAGGCACAGTAAACCCGACTCAGCTGAAGCTATTAGTGTCTTACCATCTAGAGTATCTGCTAGAGAAGTCTTACCAATTCCTGATGGTCCTACAATTAGTGCCACCACTCTGTGGTTCTTCATGTCCTTAGTATTTTTAATCATTTTTTAACTCCTCAACTGAGAACGAGGGTTTTGCCGGTTTTACTGTTACTGCTTCATTAAGCATTTGAACCTGAGTATCATCTAATCCCTTAAGTAATGTTTTTGAATACTCAAATTTGTTCTTAAATAAATGAGGCATTGTAGATGCCATATCTTGATCAACTGAATAAGTTAGCTTAGTAGTGATCTTTAATTTCAGTCCATTTTCCTCATGATTCGTAGTTCCTTCCATTGGGAATTTTACCTGCTTCATCATTAACTTGTAGATCTCAGCTTCAACAGCTACTCTCTGTGCATTCACAGAATTCTCTAGTTTTTTGTACTCTTTCCAGTCGCTCATTAACTCAGACAATGTTTTCATTTTCACCTCAAATAATTTTTCAAACGCTACGTTTCTCATTGATTTTTCCTATAATATATAGTACATTTACACTTGTCAACATCTTTTTAGGATAAATATGAATTTAAAACAATACATGACGAAAACAAATATTGGATACAGAGAATTAGCAAAAAAAGCAGGGGTCCATCACACAACGATCTTTTCTTTTCTCAATGGGCGAACTAAAACATTTCGCCCTGAGATTGCAGAAAAGATTTCAAAAGCTACCGACGGCAAGGTTAGTTTTTTATGCTTGGTTACCGGAAAAGATCAGCCCTAATTAGGTAGGGGTAAAAATCTTTCTGGTACCATCGTAACTTCCTTTAAGTGGACCATTTCTTCTCTTGAAAAGTTTTTTCTCAACTGAATAAATGTCCACTCTGGTCGCATATTTCCCTTTTTCCTTCCCCACTCAAGCTCTCTATATTTGTTAACGATCATCGTTTTTCGTCTTTTCGCTGTATCGTCTTGATGTTCTTCATATTCGATTAACTTCCCATCAATCGTATTTACTCTTCTTTCCTTAGCTTCTTTTACATATCCACAGTCAGGGCATTCTCTGTGAATTGTTGGATCATAAATGAAGTAACACTCAGGGCATGAAGTAATTTTTGTGTCGTATTCTTTTTTGGTTTTTTTGTCTTTGGGTGCTAGTGAAACTTCTCTTATTCTATAAGGTGATCCATTGCGAAAAATATTTCCAGCATTGTCTAAAAAGATGCAATCCTCTTTATCGATATGGGTTCTTAATCCACGTCCCGAACTTTGGATAAACCAGGCCAGCGAGAATGTAGGTCTAGCAAATATAACACAGCTAACGCACGGCGCGTCCCATCCTGTGGAAAATATGTCAACATTGCAAACTACCTTAATGGTTCCATTCTCCAGGCCAATCTTTGCCTTATCTCTCTCTTCTTCGGTTGAGTGGGCATCTACATGAATGGCCGGTATTCCAGCATCTAGAAAAGCATGCTTCAATTGTAAGCTGTGATTGACTGAGGTTGCGAAGCAAACTGAAGGCCTGTTTTGTCCTAGGTCGATGTAATCTTGCACAATATTTCCAACTACGGCTGAATTGGTGACGACTGACTCTAATTGTTTCTGGTCAAAGTCCCCCATGCGCATTTTTACATCAGCAACATTTATCAAATGAGGCACGTAAAACTTAGCTGGAACAAGGTATCCCATATCTCTCAATTCATATGGCTCAACAACTTGAACAAAATCTTCATACTTCTCTACGTGCTTAGTCCAGGGAGATCCAGTCCCCCCAACGATAAAAGCTTTTGGATACATTTCAAAAACAATTTCATAATTAAGATGTGCTTCATCAATGATTACTAGGCATCCACCTTCATTATATGGAAATGCTTTTCTCGCCTTCATGGTATCAATTGATACAATTTGCACTAATTTCTTAGCATCAAATCGCCACGATCCTGCCATAAAAACCGAGTGATCTATTCCATTTTTTGCAAATCTCCTAGAAGCGTTTTTAACTAACTCCCTACGACGCACAATGAAAACAACTGGAAAATTATGCTTAATAGATCTCTCGATCATCTTTCCCATAATCTCCGTTTTCCCCGCTCCAGTTGGAGCGACCATAAGAATTCTCTTCTTACCTTCACGAAGTTTTTGATCAATTTGATCTATGGTTTGTTGTTGATAAGGGCGAAGTTGGATCATAAAATTAGTTTTACCTTAAAATTAGGAGTCTCAATTCCACCATAAATTGGATTAGGCCAACTTCTACCTTGAATTTGTTTTTCTGGTTTTATTAGATCAATTAGCCTTGATTTACTCGACATAAAATCATGCATGCAATACTTGGCCTTAAACATGTCTTCCATCGTTTTACAATTAACGAATGATTGGATTGCCTGGAGTCTGAATTGGGATTGGTATCCCACGAATTTATATTTCATCTCTATAGTCTTTGAATGAGTTTTTCTTAGCTTCAACTACTAGTCTAAATATTTCTCCAAAGGATTCATTTCTTTCACCCCTGGCCATCTTGCTAACATAATTAGAATTAACATTGAAATGCTCTGATATTTTCGTCATAGGCATTTTTACTATCAGTGTAGCCATTGTGAGCTTTTGAATATCATCTGTTGACCTCTCTTTATTTTCTAGATGCCTACCTGCCTTTGCAGAGTGGCTTATATTTTCAGCAAGAGAGCACCACTCTAGGTTGTCTAATCTGTTGTTAGATGGGTTAAAATCTATGTGATTTACTGTTAGATTGGGTTGATCACCTAAAAAGGCACATGCCACCAATCTATGAATCCACATATGCTCTATCTTATTTTCCCTATATAACGAAATCAGTTTATATGGCCTAATTCCTCTATCCGACAAAAACCTCTCTCTTATTCTTCTGTGACCACTAGGAGATCTTACCAATCTAGACAGTGACCTAACTCTCCCATAGCTTGAGACTTGGTAAAGCCCTTCATATCCTTTAATGTCTTTCCATTCTTCCATTTTAATTCCTATAGTAAAAAAACTTGAGGATTCACATGAATCACCATTGAGTTTTCTCTTTGCTTGGCCAGGTACACATAACCTCTAATCTCCAACTCCTTCAGTGCATGATAGAAAGTCCCTGGAAATCTCACAGTATGTCTGACTTGCTGATAAGCTTCTGATTGAGTCATTTCATCTTTAAAGAATCTAATCCTGAATAACTCAGCTACCTCGATTAGAGTCTTGTGATCCTGGTCATGGTCTTTAATGTTGAATAGGAATTTGGCGCATTCCCCCAGGTATATTAAAAGTCTCATGGCCATATCAAGACCATACTTAGTGATGAACTTTGGCTTCTTCCCCTCTTTCGCTTCCATAAACTCATATAAATAAGCAATCGTGCAGAGAAGCCCCTCATGTTTTGATAGGAATGATCCCACTGGAATATGTGAGTACTTAATAGCATTTGCTCTAATGTGAAAAATTAGATCATTGTAGTATTCAATCCAATCGGGATGGATATGAACAATGGCCTGCTCAGAGTGAAAAGCTCTATTGTAATGCTCATATTGTTTAACGAATTTTGCATAATCAATCTGCGTGGGCTTTGTGGCGATCGGTTCACCGAAAGGTACCAATATAATTCGTTGTAGGAATCCATCATTTTCTCCATATGCGCTGTACAGTGATTTAATGTACGCGGATAAAACATCGGGCTGAACATTGGTTAAAAGAGAGAGATAAAAATCGTCGATAGTATCGTCGCCACGGCTAATAGTAGAATAAGAAAATGATTGATTCCCATCGAGTCCCTTCATGTAAAAAGTTCTAGCGTCTTCATTGCCCTTCTTTTTGAAGTCAGCAAAGATTTGTTTCATTTCATCTTTTAATAATAATAACCCAGTTCCCTGGTTTCTTTTTGCATCTAATATCATTTTTTGAATTGGTGCATTCTCGTATAGGAACTTTGTTCCACGTGGAGCATTTTCATCAAGTTCATCTTGCAGCTTGAATATTTCAGCATTAATGGACTCGATATCTTCCCCAGGCCTTTTCTTCTGCTTAGTAAGCATCTCTATTTTAGAAGTGATATCCTCTATTTTAGTTAATAACTCACGGCTATTTATCGACTTTAGGCCCTTATCGATCTTCACCAACTCGCGTACAGCATTGTTAACGATATCTGATTTCTTAGATCCAGAAGTTGCAACCATGGCAACAGCTAGATTGGTACGTTTGAAGAATGGATTATTAGGAAGCGGCTGAACCTTGGTATTCCCCTGTAGACATGCCCCCATTGCTGTGAACATAGACATAAAGATCCCCTGGTGGGGAGCTCCTTGGGCCAGATGTAGTTCATCAATCATCGATCTCCAAGACTCAGGAATAAGGCCCTTGTCGAAAACTGGCATACCTTCGTACATATTCTCTGGACGATCGATTACCGGCTGTAAGGGCCTAAAGGTGATTCCTGGGACTTCTAGTGGCGACATATAGTCAACAATGCCACCAGTGTTGTTGTGAACGGTTGTGAGCATACTATGAAGGTAGCCCATGACATTGATTGATTTATTATTACTTTTATTGTGGGCCTTTCTAGTGTCTAGAAAGAATGAATTGTCTGGGAAGTGTTTTGCATCAAACTCAATTAGCTCAGATGCTATTTTATTAACGTCTGGCTCTGGATTATCTTTCAGTAAGCGGCCACATAATGCATTGATGGCAATCGTGCGATTCTGGCCATCTTTAAACTGTTGATGCTTAGGAAGGTTTATATTCAGCGATTTTGCTGAAGCTGAACCAATAAGCTTTCCAATATTCTCAACATGAGCTGAATTGATTACCGGAAGATTATCAGGATCAGTCTTAAGGAAATCTACAGTATGATCAAGCCATACGTAATTCTTGTCTCCCTCATACCAAGAGGGAGGCATAACAATCTGACGTTTGTTATAAAAAACTTCAATTATCCCAAGATTTCCCGGGCAAGTGAATTTGTAATAGTCTCTAGTATTCTTATCATCAGTCTGGAAGAATAGAGTTAAACCTTTCCCTCCACGCTTTTTAAAAGGAGAGTGAAAGTATTTAACAATTTTCTCGATGATCTCATCGTCTTCAGTATCAATATCTACAGCTACTAGCCCTTTAGATGTAGGGCCCATAAGCAGCCCAAGTCCTGTGATTTTATCACCTAATTTACTGAACCATGAATTTACTAGATCCATTGGATCTTCGTAGTCTTCCCATGGGAGGTCCAGGTAGTTATCGATTAATGGCCTTTTCCCCTGTGATTTCGCAGACTTACCTACTGGTATTACTTTGTAGCCTAATAGTAAGTACGCCTCGAAATCGTCGGGGGTAACTAGATTCTCATTCAAGATAGATTCCTTTTTGTTGATGAACGTAAATCCTAATCGGTCTCTTCTTCTTTTTCAAGCTCAATTTTGGTCCAACCTAACTCTTTTGCTTGATGCTCACTGTCCAGAATTACCATTTGTAGGAAATGTGCCAGGGCAAGCTTCTTGTGACCTGGCAATTGATAATAAATTTTATTTGATGGGGATAACCATTTAATCATTCCCCACCCCTTAACAGTCTTATAAAATCATGATAAGCTTCTTGCCCTTTATTTATTTCAGCAGAAAACATCTCACATGCTCGCATAAATCCTTTTTCATAATAATGCTGAGGTACTGAGGTTTTGCTCCCATCAATGCAGATGGCTTGTGTTTCTATCTTTTTAAATTCCCTGGTCGCCAACTTAGAAGTTTCCATACTCAACCTCCCCACATTCCATACAGCATGTTGCTATTCTCACATTCCCAGTCGTCTGGGTTTGAATTACCTTGTCTTTACATTTTTTACCACAGAAGTCACAGGTCATAGATATAACCACTTTTACAATGATATGTTTTTGGTGCTTTCCATCTATCACTTCTCTTTTTAGAACACGCCCTGAGGGCAATTGCGCTATATTCATTTGTTCACCACTTTAAAATATTCATCATCTCTCACTCTTAATCTATCCGCTAATTCACTATACGCTTTTAACAAATGTTGATTGTCGGTGTACAATGTATCTACATCAATTCCAGGATTCACTTCTCCACACTCACCACACTTAAAAGATTCTGTAATGTTATCGACTAAGTTGGGAGTGTCGCAGTTTATACAATCTAGGTCTTTCATTTTATTTTCTCCTATTTTAAATATAAAGGCAGATAGCAATCTGTAAAAAGTGTAACAATTGATCTATTAATAAATCACTCCCTAGCTCTTTTCCATTTCCAGACCTTGAGCATTTCCATTTATCAATTGCCATATGGCCAAAGAATAAAAAAGGCATCGACCATGCTTTATCTATTCCAAGATAAATAAGACCAGCGTAAATTAAACCAGACCATATTAAGCAGTGAGCAGTCATAGCTATCCAATTTTTACCTTTGAATTGTGCTAAGAAGTCTCCTTGAAGTGGATAATCTGCAATTGCGTGTAAAGTTAAGAATAAGTAAATTTCTTTCATTTTATTTTCTCCGATTTTTCTAACCATTTTTCACAAGCTTCTTTATTTTTAATCATGTGCGAGAATCTTAAATCTATTTCAAATATGGAATCTAAGGATTTCTTAACGTGTGGAGTAGCTTCTTTAATCAAAGATTTTAATTCTTCGATTTCTTCTTGCCTCTTTTTGCAAGCTGCGAGATAAAACATTTCACCTTGAAAGAAACTAAACCCCGACCTTGAATAACCTGGAATTTGCTCCCTAAAAATAGCGTGTTCTGCCTTCCACTTTTCTTCTGGAATCTCATTGCTCATCTCTACAACCCCACTCAATACTATATTTATCTTTAGGACACCCACGATACTCGCCAATTAATAGACCTGCTACGAAGGCGAGAAGTATAAGAAGCTTCATCTCCCACCCCTCACTATCAACATTATTATTTGTTCTATTCCTATCTTCATTGTGAATAGCCCTACTGATAACCAGGCCACGTTTTTCCAATTAGAGACGAAGGATTTTATTTTCTCAAAGCGAGTTTTTATCTCAGTAAGTGTTAGGATTCTTTCTGCTAGCACTAGATTGATTTTCATAACTACCTCTCACACACAAATTTAAGTTCTATCCATTCGAGTTTATCTTTAGATATTCCATCAGTGTAAAAATGCTCCTCATTTTCATATAGACATATTGATGCTAAAGGGATTTCACTATTCAGCATCTTATAAAAAACTTGATACCACTTCCTTTTCTGTTCTGGTCTACGAATAAGGATTAAGAGTGGATGGGTGTGGTTTGTACTTATTCTTCCGTCTATCGTGAAGGTGTTTATGTCCTTAATGAATAATGGATATGTAATGCCCATATTATCCTCTAGTACATATTCCTTATCGCCCATTGGGATGTAGCGAACTATGTCACCTGCCATAAACTCTTGTCTTACTATCATTGCATCCTCACTAATAGTTTATTGTTCATCTTGATATTCCTCGACTGCTAGTTCTATATTTAATTCTTTTGCTATTTCTAATATACTTTGAACCATAGAGGCCCAATTACCAATGTCGTAAGCGTCCCACGAAATATCTTGTGTTTGACGTAGACTAAGTTCTTGGGATTCACAGTCTGTTAGTAATGACTGTAAGTGACCTTGTAATAATTGTTTATTCATACATTTAATCCCTTCCTTTTTAAATATCTATTATGCATACAAACTCTACAATCCCTAGCAAGTGCGTTTTTTCTCCTGTATGTGTTTTCATAAGAAAATACGTGTCCATGTTTACAGTGGGTTTTAATCTTGTTTGCTGCTGATGTGCTATTACTATTATTTAAAACATTTTCTCTATTGCTGACCTCTCTGAGATGATCGGGATTACAACATAGCCTATTTTTGCAAATATGATCTATTACCAGTCCACTATTTATTCTTCCGTGGAACATTAAATAGCTACACCTATGAGAGTAGTAGTACTTTCCATTAATATGGAATTTGCCATATCCATTTTTCTTACTATTGGAATAACCTGTCCAGTTCCAGCAGTTACCATCGGATATTGAAATTTTAGATATAAATTTTATGTGGTCAAATTCTGGTATTTCTTTCATGCTTCACCACGATAGACAGTAGTAAGTTTCACCATCTACTTTCCAAGTAAATAAAGCGTCATCTAGTGATGACTTCGAATAGTCTGACACTTCATTAGGTGTGACTATTTCAGCATTAATTGAGTAATTATCTGCTAAATTGCTAACATCTATCAGGTCACTTGTTTTGACTCCGATATCACTCAATAATTGTGCCATTGCTTCCTTTTCAGGTTCAGACATAAAGTGATTAAAGTTTTCTGCTCTCGTGGAAATACGCTCGACAAGGTCAAGTGATTGGTCGTAAGTTAAATAGTTAATTGTTTCATTTTTCATTTTACTCGTCTCCTCTAATTGTTCCGAAATACATTAGCGTTAAGTCCCCTTCACTTTCCTGGTACACGATATCGTCGATATAAATCATGTATGGATGCGCATGCTCGTCTTTTTTACTGTTAAGATATTTGAGCAATTCGCTGCGATCTTCGAAGGATAAAGAATTATAACTATGCTGAGAAAAATACGGCTGAAAATATATTTTACCATCACGCTCCATCATATCCGAGTCGCTAGTATGGCCTGAAATTGCATAATGCGGTCTAGTAACGTGAATCATTTTTTACCCCATTTATTTGTTTTGTCGTTGTAGTAAATATATCCAATAGATTCAAATTCCTTAACAGTCGCAAGAAGTTTAGCGTTACCTATGGGATATTTAAAACCTAAGTCATTTGTGGCATTTAATGCTATTATTAAATCTTTAATTTGCTTCTTTTCTTTTGTGCTTAGTGCGCTCATTTTATACCTACTTTTCTGGTCTTCTTTGATGCTTCAACTTCTTTATGCTTGAAAGGAATGACATTTTCAGACTGATCGGGTTCTTGGTAGACGCTACCTATGCCTTGCTTCCAAGCTGAAGCTTGCGACGACATTAGAGTTTGCATGGCACGTTCCGAATAATTCTTGTAATGAGCGTTACGTCCTATGCTTCCATTGCTTATTTGATAATAAATGGTTCCTTTTGGCGCATATGCTTTGACGTCAATGTAAGGCAAAACTCCAGTCGGGTCATCTGCGACTGTGTCGTCAGAGTGCATACGAGTTTTTCGTAGTGCGAATTTTTTTGTTATCCACATAAATTTCTCCTAATAATTAATTGCTTCATAAACATTGTCGTCGATATTGCTGTCTTCCCATTCAACGTGGAAGTCTCCCGAATAACCTGAACCATCACAACTTTTGCAAAACTCCCGCGCATCATCCACACAAGCGCAGCGATTAGCGTCTAGTACTGTGTCCACCTCTGGAGAGTTATGAGGGCCTTGATAAAGAATTTTTCCAGTCCAACATATAATTTTAATATTTGGATTCATATTAACCTCATTTCTATACTATCAGCTAAATAACGCCACGAATTAAATGCCTTATTAACATAATCTTGGATCCCAACGTGAAAAGCTTCGGGTTCAATTTCAGCTCTATAACCATACTGTGAGATGACTGGGAATAATTTCCTATCAGATAAGGCCCAAAATTGACTTAGAATCTCATTTTTAAAGTCGCTATAATCAACTTGCTTTCCTCTCCTGTCATGCTCGCCAACAAAATCAGCGTCAATAATTCGCTTACATTGTGCAAGTGTCATATGCTTAACTCGACTCATACTAACCCCATTTTTAGTTTAGATACTTTCTTTCTTCTTCCTGATATAGAATGTTTATTTGCGCATTTTCTACATGTCCTAGACCCATGGGCCGAATATCTAGTATTTTCTTCATTAAACTCATGTCCTCTTTTGCAATGAGTTTTTTTAGAATTTAAAGCAGACATTGATCCAGAGTTTTCTAGCGTATTTAGTGTTCTTGTAACCTGTCTTAAGTGATCAGGGTTTACGCATTTTTTATTCATACACATGTGATCGATTACCAGGCTATCTAAAAGCTCCCCATTAAATAAATAGTAACTACACCTATGAGCTAGAAATGCCTTACTTTTGAAAGAAAACCTTCCGTAACCATAAAATATATTGCCCTGCCATTCCCAGCACCCAGATTTAGCCACTTTTATCTTGCTAATGAATTTAATATGGTCAAATTCTGGAATTTTAACCGCTTTCATTACAAACCCCCCTTAAAGCACTGATTCATTACTACTGTACAGTCGATTTTAGCCATTCTGACAGGTTTTCTAGCCTTGGCCTTAACTACCCTAGCCTCAAGCTTATTTTTAGCTAATTTGACTGAACTTGCGTGGCATAACCTATCATCCAGTCTATAATAATAATTTACTGGGCATTTATATCCAACCAAGTAGGTATCATGACGCTCTGATCTAATAATCCTGGAATTATGAGCACAGCTAGTAAATAATAAACACAATAATACAATTTTCATTTTATTCCCCTTAATATAATTTCACTCTTATTACTCTTATCTACCCATTCAATACTCGCCCCAGGATTCGCCCTAATAATCCCATTAACGACTGAATCATCTTTATGGCCCTTGAATAATATGCGGCCATCTAGCTTGATTTCGATTTCAGACTGACGGTTGTAGTGCTTCTTATGAGCACTCTTCTCGTCATTAGCTCTTTTTTTAAACCATGATGACTTACTCGACATTATTACCTCTCGACTCCAAGACCTCAACTCGGTCACCATTTCTAATCAACCATCTTGCTGAATCAATAGTTCGGTAATGGGCCATTGCTAGCTCAAGGTCTTCGTAGTCCAAGTTTTCCAGATTAAATAAAATTATAGAGTACATTACATTTTACCTACAGCTAAACGCTCTTTAATTGACTCGGTAACCACAAGCATGACCATTGACTCAAGATTATCCATCTCAGCTTCACAATTTACTGCGCTGTGGTATTTGATCAGGTGTCTAATATGCTTAAAGGAGTGTAACGCTTCAAGTCTGGTAATCTCCATTCTTTCCAATAACTCAATAAGAGCTTTCATTCTATTAATCACATGCTCAAAATTCATTTCATTACCTTTCATAATCAATCCCCCGTTGAAAACAAGATAAAATAAGTGAATACGATTGTCAACAATAATAATTCAATTAAGTTTTTACTAACGGTTCGTTAAGTTGGTTAAGTGAAAATTAACTGGGAATTAACGGGTTACAGCTTATTCCTTAATGTTGCTAATGAATTGAGGTGCCAAAACAGAACATCTTCTTTTTTTTTAATCATCAAAATACCTATATAAAAAAAATACTCTTTTTTTATTGTGTATATACAATCACGAAGAGTGAAAAAAAAAATGGATGTTCTGTTTTACCACCTAGGAAACGCTCGTACATTAAGGAAAACTCCCTAACCTGTTAATCCCCAGTTAAAAAATAATTAATAGACTTAATGAACCGTTAGTAATATCTTAATGAAAAAAAGGAGGAAAAATGCCAAGAAAAAAAAGAGTTTATGATGAGAATGGAAAGGTTGTACCAACTTTCAAAGAGTTAGGAATCACCCCACAAATTGAGCAGAGCAAAATGGAAATGGGTCGAGAGCTGTATCAAGATTGGTATGAAAAGAAAGTTGAAGCATGGCAACTAGTAAATGAACCAAAGATTCAGCAAGAAAAGATGGCAAAGGCCGCAAAAGAGAAACTTAAGGAGGTTAATCACTGGTATAACGAAATGCCAAAAACTAAAGTTAGATCATTAATATTATCAGCTGCGTCGAAAAAAGACGTAGTATTTGAGGTTTTCTTGACCAAAATTAAGATGACCTCACCTCTTTATATGTATTACTTAAATCTAATCAGCAGAATAGAGGAAGAGAATCTAGATATTCCCACTATTGAATATAGTAAGTTAACCAGGTTTCCTAAGTATTCACGAAAAGATGATAAGTTAATAGGTTCATCTCATACATTTGTTGCTATGTTTACTAGCTGCTTTCCACCAGATAGAAGATCATCTAAGTCATTAATGCTTTAACCGCTAGGGCGAATGCCCTAGCTTCTATCTATCTGCCCAGGTGAATTGCATGTAAGTT